ACTGGCGCAATTGACTTATCAGTGCGAAATGTTAAGCGTGTGATGTTGCCAACTTACAAAGACATTGGCGGCAGATTGGCGGCGGCTGGTCTGTCAGCAAATCATCACGCATGGAAGTTTGACATTACCCATGCCAACCAAGCTGAGTTCCTTGCCTACCCTGCTGGCGGTCGATACCAAGCCCATGTGGACACATTTATTCAGCATGGGGATGAGTGCCGCAAATTGACTGTATTAGCGTTTCTAAACGATAATTTCAAGGGCGGTAAATTCTTCTTGCAAGATGGGCATGAAAAATATTACCCACCACAAACAAAAGGCACTGTGCTGGTTTTTCCCTCATTCATCATGCACGGTGTGGAGGATGTGGAAGAAGGCAAAAGATTCAGCGTAGTGTGCTGGATGGTTGGCAAATTTTTTAGGTAACACAATGAATTCACCTATTCTGTCAGTTCGCAACATTACAGATGAAGAACTTAAATCCATGTTGCGCGAGGCGGCAGAGTGGGGCGCAAAACGCGCATTGGCTGACATAGGTTTGCACGATGACGATGCTGGTGACGATGTTAAGGAATTGCGCGGCTTGTTGGAAAGCTGGCGGCAAGCAAAAAATACTGCATTCAAAACCGCTGTTAGTTGGCTGACTACTGGCTTGCTTATCTTAATTATTGGCGGTGTCTATTACTATGTAGGCAAAAACAAGGGGTAAAAAATTGACCCTATCACCATCTTACTTGCGGCAAATAGTTGCGTGGCGGCTATTAGACAAGGCGCAGAATTTTATAAACAGGCTCGCGAGTCATTTCTTGAAATTAAGGACACGGCTGATGAGGTCGTTGGCATATATAGGGAAGTTACTGGATTTTGGAGTAACTTTAGTAACTTCTTCAAATCCAAGCCAACCACGCCAAAGCCTGTGGCGCAAAAGAAAAAAGAAAAATTCAAAGCCTACGATGAGACACAAGCTACCGCAGACATTGTTAAGCATTTAACAAAATTCTGGACATTACAGGATGAATTAAATGAATTTTTGAGGGCTGAAGAATTAAAGGCGCAAACCTATAACCCTGATGCAACCAATGCAGAAATGATGGCAAGCGCAATGAATATCATTTTGTGCAAACAGCAGATGGAAAAACTCAGCGTAGAGATTCGGGAAATCATGGTCTATGAAACGCCCGGTCTAGCGGACATATATACCCAGACTTACGCCATGCGCGGGGTCATACAAGAAGAACAAGAAAAAGCTAGACTTGCCAAAGAAGCAAAGGAAAGGCAAATGCAATGGCAACAGCGGGAAAAGGAAAGAAACTTCCAAGCCAAACTAGCGGCTCTGGTGGTGACTTCTATATTCCTCCTTTACCTGTGGCTGTGGCTCGCCCTGTTAACTCGCTGGAGACAGACATAGTGGGCTGGATAGCCGCTACGATTCTTATAGGGTTGCTACTCCCATTGCTTGGTTTTTTGTATGTTGATATATTAACTACCAAGCGTGATGTGCAAATTGAACTTGCCAAAGTTCAGCAGTTAAGGCGGCAAATTGAAATGGAAAAAAAGGAAAAAGAATGAGCAAACAATTAGAAAAAGATTCAACCTATAACCAGTTTGATGCTGACCATGATGGCGTGGTGACTGATGCCGAACTTGCGCGTTCTGAACGAATGATTACCATTGAGAACATGGACAAGATGGCAGACCAGCAACGCATCATGGCATGGGCGGCACTGGTTGCGCCACCTGTATTAATTGCATATTTGGCATCAGAACTGGTTGCATTGGATAAGGTCAATGCGCTGAATGGGTTGGTCACAACTTACTGCGCGGCAATGGGTACGATTGTGGTGGCTTTCATGGCGGCACAGGCGTATGTCAGAGGCAAAGCTGAAGGATGAGTATCTTTAACCCTTATGTGATGCTTGGTGCGCTATTGGCTGTGCTTACCGCATTTGCCACTGGCTACATGAAAGGCGAATCCGATGAATTTGAACGACAGCAAACTGAGATTGCCAGGCTGAACGCCAAGGCAAGAGAAACAGAACAACGCATGGCGACAGTCGCACAGACTTACGCACAAACATTAAGGAAAGCAAACGATGTTGCAAAGATTAAAGAAATTAAGTTGCGTAACGATATTGCTACTGGCGAACGCAAGTTGTTCATTCCTGTTTCCACGCCCAATTGCCCCATACCAACCACCGCAGATGCCACCACTGCCAGCGGAAATACAGAAACAAGAACCGAGCTTGACCGAGGAATTGCTCAGGCTCTTGTCACCCTCACCAGCCGAGGCGACCAAGCCATCAGGCAATTAAACACTTGTATTGACCAGTACGAAACCATGAGGAATGCAAAATGAAATTAAGCCCATCTTTCACCCTTGATGAACTGACGCATACTGACTTTCGCCAATACGACAATACACCCAGCGATGGTGAATTGGAAAACCTTGTTCGCTTGGCTGAGTTTTTAGAGCAAGTTAAAGTCGTGCTGGGCGGCAAGCCCATTATCGTGAATAGTGCATTCAGGTCAAAAGCCGTAAATGATGCAGTGGGTTCAAAAGATGGGAGTCAACATCGCAAGGGCTGTGCGGCAGATATTCGTGTGCCGGGTCTTACGCCTGACCAAGTAGTCAAAGCAATCATTGAGTCTGGCTTGCCCTACGACCAAGTGATTCGCGAGTTTGACCGCTGGACTCATGTCAGCATTCCAAACACTACGGTTGCCGAACCTCGCGGCATGGCATTGATTATTGACAAAGGCGGTGCAAGGGCTTACGCTTAATCTGCAAACAGATACAGCAATAAGACTATGCTACCGATGCCAATGATTGCGCCAATAAACATGACTGCAATGGTGATTAACACTTCAATCATCGTTTCATGCTTCTAATGTAAATGACAAAACTGCTAATGGTGTCATTGCCAAAACCAGTTAACTTTTCAATATGTTGTGCAACTTCTTCAATTACGCCATTTCGCAATTCATCGTGGAACTGTTGTTGTGTTTTTGATTCAGTTGGTTTATTAAATTCACTCATCGCGTCACCCCATCACGCAGTGCGCGGTGTGCTGTGCGGTATTCAAACAGGTCAGCAAGATTAGGGTTAAGTATGGCAAACAATCGCGCAAGGTATGGGCTGATATTGTTGTTGATTTTCCAGCCATCTACACCTTGCTCAGACAGCGCAGAATGATGCCGCAATACATGGATGATGGTTCGGGCTGAGTAATGCTTAAAACCCGCCCTGACCACCTTAAAAGCTTCTTGTTCAAACGCCATCCATATGTGTGCGTTCTCAGGTATCCAGAGTAAGAATTCATCGCTGAATTGTTCTTTATGTTCGTGTGCAATATTTTCAATGTTCATTTTTTACTCCAAAACTTTATAACCACGACCAAGCAAGCAAGTCTTAACAATTGCTTGTCTACGCTGATGTGCTGACCATGCACCAGACCCACTGCCAACGATTGCACCGCTTGCCAATCCAGAGCCAGCGGCAGACTTAACGGACACGCCTGTTTTGCTTGCTATCCACGCACTGAGCAATGCGGATGCCGCGCCTTGGATGGCGGCTGACTTTGCCATTTCTGTGGGATAGTCAACTTCTTGGGAGATGCGTTCGCATTCCATTGTGTCGATGTAGATGTTGCCGGGCGTGGTGCTGGCTTTCGGGTCAATTAGTATCTTGCTCGCGCACCCAGTGAGCAAAACGACCATTAAGATTTTCAACATTTTTAATCCTTTGTGGCGGCTTACAGGTTGCCCATGCGCCATTGGTTAATAACAGTTTGTCGAACAGTTAGACCCATAACAGCAAGTGGTACAAGTGACATACTTACCATTTGAATAATAGGTATGTGTTGAACAACTTGCCCACACCACTGTGGTACTGGCGGCAATCCAAACGGCAATCAGTGCTTTTTTCATATCAGTCCTTTCAGAAAGGTAAATCGTCATCGGGCATATCGCGGTTGCGATTCGGTCTAGGTTCAGCTTTTGGCTTTTCCTTGTCGTATGGCTCATTGATATAAGCGTAGCCATTCCATTCAAGCGGGATTACATCCAGCTTCAACATTGGGCCATGCTTGCTGTCAATGATTGCGCCAATCTTCATGTACTTTTTCTTGGTCTCACCTTGGGCATTAACATACTCGCCCATGACTGCGGTGACTTCTTTGTGTGCCATTATTTATTTTCCTTTGCGAGTTCAGCTTGCTTCTTTATTGCACTACGGACTTTGCTGTCCAGCTTTGACCACAGCGCAATTTTTTCGTCACCATCTTCAATGCCGATATATTCCTCATAAGCCCCATACATATTGTCTTGCGAGACTTTAATTAATATTGCATCTAACACATCTTGCACCATTGCTTGGCGGTCAGGCTTTAAACCATCCCATGAGCCTTGCGTGGCTGATATGCGGTTGACAGGCTTGCTTGCCGCATTGCCATCGTCATCCTCTGGCGCAATTCCACACGATGCCATCAGGCTATAACGCCTTGCATAAGTCAATGCGCTTGCATACCCTTGCGGGTCTTTTTTGACAGCGGGAAAATGCACAATGCCGCATTCCAGCATCTCGCCTGACTCATGGACAAAGACAGTTTCCACCATCACGCCATCAGCACAGTCATAGTTCTTTTGCAGAAGATAGATGCCATTGGCGTTTAATGCGTCTATGACAGCTTCTACGCAAGCAGACAGGTCAGCATAGCGACTGCGAAAATGAGGGTTGGTGCTGGTCTTTAAAGCTGGCTGGAATTGCTTTTGTGCTTTGACCAGCGCGGTTGCAATATTTTTCATGAGTTATCCTTTTCAATCAGTTCGCGTTGTAAGTTCAGAATTTCTTCTTCATCATTTTGTTGGTTTTGTTTTAGGCTTTCTATTTCTGCATCCATGCGCTTGATGTAACCTTGCAACATTCCGCATTGAAAAGCAAGCCTCGCCCTTGGGTCAAATGGGTATTGTTCGCGTGAAACCCTTTCGGCTTCATCTACCATTTCATGTGCTTTCATTTGTATTCCATTAAATTTTTAATTAAGACAATCAATCCGATGATGTATGCAATAAAAGGCAGATTTGATTTCGGTTTGTCACCGAGCAATATGCCTTGCCAAAACTCATCATCGCGGCTCATCCGCACCTGTTGGCGCGGTGTGTAGTACGCACCAATCCGTAGACCTGTGCGCGTTGTGTAGGGCAAGCTAGTCAAGCTGGCTTTCCCATCTTGCAATGTCGGCTTCTTTTCGCTGGTCATCAACCCAGCGTTGGAAACGATACGCAACTTCGGTTTCAATTTGCGCGGTGTCTTTTTTACCAAGGTCATTGCATATGTCCTTTCTGAATTCGTTGTACACGTCAATTTCAAATTCGCGTGCGAAACCTACAGTTTCATCTTCATCAACAAATTCGTAAACCACTGTGACATATTCGCAACTAAGCA